ATTAGTATTAATATTGACTTCTAAATTACCATTTGGGTTCTCTATGTTAGCATAACTGGTATCATTAAAAATTTTATTAGTATTAATATCAGTGAGTTGAGACCCGTTACCTATAAAATAACTAGCGTTGACATTCCCTGCTACATTAACATTACTACCATCAAAAATAAAATTAGCAGAACCATAAAAGTTCCCATCGCCGTTATTAATTTGTACTGAGTTTAATGGTCCACCCGGTTGACCATTACCAACAGGCCCGTTGATAAGAAATCCACCGGGGGTATTGCCATCACTATAATAGAATGCGTTTAAGTCAGGGTTCCACCAAATACGGCCTTCTTGACCTACATAATTTGCTGTATTGGCAGTAGCTTCTTGTACATTACCGTCTACAAAATTATCACGGCTGGTAAAAAGCTTTTGTATAAAAACTGTATTATTAGTGTTACCTCCACTCATGGCAACTCCTTAAACATCTAACGGTTCGTCATCACCAAGGGCATCTAACACAACTGGACTTATACCCGCATTTCTTTTAATCTTCTCTAATGCTAAATAATCATCAGGATGCAACTGATCACCTGGATACTCTACAGGACCGTTATCTTCTTCATCAGCATGGGTATCATATATATTTTCTACGCCAGTTGCTTTCTTAAGCAACTCAAGCTTTAACTGTAATGGTGGAACAAAAATATCATCTGGTTGCTGCGCTAACTCTTCGCTATCATCACAACCGCAATCAGGCTCAACTTCAACAACACTTGGCATCATAGGTTTAGGCATTATTCTTGGTGATAACGCACCTGCCATGCTTATTGGTCGCATCATTTTCTCTTTAGCATCTAAGGCATCTGCTAAGCCTCTTAATATTTCACTTGGTTTCATATTATATTCCCCACTAAGTATTTATTCTTTTGTTTGGCAAAACGCCCGTCATAAACGGGCGCTCATACAATAATTTATGATTATTATTTGATATCTAAGGGTCGCTGCTTAGTAGCAAGTATACAATAATACCTCTCATTATAGGTCTTTAGACCTTCTCCATCTGGTACTTGGATATCAAAAGTCAAATCATTAAACCGATCAATGTTAAAACCCGTACGGTCTAATAACGCTGTTAATTGAGTGTTACCCAAAATACTATAATGGTTTAGATTAAATTCATGGGGACGATCATTATCTGGGGCAGGTACTTCAATATAAATCTTACCACCTTGCTTTAATACACGGTTATATTCCATTAAACTAAAGATAGGAAATGGACTATGCTCTAAGGCATGACGCAAAAATATGAAATCTACACTTTCATCATAATACCCTTTATGCTGTGGTAAAAATGAAAGATCAAACTTCTCTATCTTGTGTCCATTATCTTCACATATCTTAACATCTTCTGGACTAAGAGTCACACCAACTAAATTGGTATATTCTCTTGCTTTCATCTCATTCAAAAAATACCCAGGACCACATCCTAAATCTAAAATAAGTGCATTCTTAGGTAGATTTAAAGGATCAATATACTCTTTAACAATCTTAATAGTTAAATCTTTATGATATTGACTTTCACCCTCTGCATAGATATGGCAGTTTACTAGATATTCATAATAAAATTTTAACTTGACAGAATCAAATACTTGGTTAACATCAATCATTGAAAATCCTATAATTTTATTTAATTACTTATACGATAAGTCAATGACTGAATTATTTCTTTTTAGAAGTTGGCAAATCTTTAATCTTGATTTTCTTCTTCTTTTTCTTATTAGTTTTCTTTTCTGTCAAAAATTCATTGGCTCGCATTTTTAATACCCTTTGAATCCTTTAACAGGGCTTACTTTATGAATATCATCAGGCTCTCTTCTATGGTCGTCCGTGGCTGATTGGACTGGAGTACCAATCGCTCCATAAGCATGGTGTAGCATATCATGCTCTTCTTTAGTATAAGGAGCAGCCATATTACTTCTGGCAACCCAACTTTCTCCAGTTGGCTCATGACTAAACTCTTTTCCATTTGAACTAGCAACTGCCATCATAGCACGGTTTAAATCATATGTTCTATCAGCCGTACCTGCTACTCTATGGATCATACCCATAGCCGATTGTACATCTGGGTGTAATTTACCTTTTCTTTTACCATGCGAACCGTCATCTGCGGTAGCTTCAAATATAAATTCACTGGCTCTCATCTTTCATATCCTTTAAACGGTTTCAATGGGCTAGGTCTATTATCAGGAGGTAATTCATACCCAGATGACATTGGTATTGCTTTCTTTCCACCTGGTATATTATCATATCCCAATGCTTTATTTATTATAGACCCATCTTCATATTGTGTTGATACTATGGCGTTTTCGCTAAACGGACTTTCACCCGAAAACTCCCCATCATTTCTTTGCTGCCCAGCTCTAACTTTATCCCAATCTCCTGCTTCGCTTCTGGCTCTAGCAATAGCAACACCAAACCTGTATATTTTATAAGGATCACCTGAGTTTAAATCATTGATTATATATAGGTTGCGTTCAGTAATGAACTCTTTTGCTCTCACTTTTTATATCCCTTAAACGGTTTCATAGGGCTTGATTTAACTACACTAGGTAATTCTTGACTTTTCGTTGTAGCAATTTGCACAGCATCACTGCGTTTTAACCCCATAGACACTAAAGCATCTTGGATATATTTAATTGTATGCGGGTCAAAACTAACCACAAATTCATTTTCCCCAAATATTTTATCTTCTTCAAATGGTGGTACACCATCTTTTACTCGTTGTGCAGAACCTTTTGCACCGGCAATCGCTACGCCAAAACGATATTGTAAATAAGGATCTTGATTTTTAAGTGCAGGAATTTTCCATGCACCGGGTAATGCTAATGCAATTTCTTGCTCTAGACTATCCGGACGGTTAGAACCTATGGATTCAGTAATAAATTCATGCGCTCTCATTATGCCTGCTCTGTGGTAAGGAATTCTTCATTCTCTGTAACTAAAACACCATCACCATTCTCAAGCTCTAAATCAAGGCCAGGTATTACTTCATTCCATGTCACCTGATAAGCAATAAAATGCGATAACTGTGCATCTACTAATGGATCGGCATAAAGAATAACATAATTATCTACTACTGCCATATCATATGTAGTTACTGGTGTACCAAAAAATATCGTACTATGCCCAGTCCATTTAACATCTAATAAATTATTCTGTATAGAAGCATTAATAACAATGTTCTGGCTATCAGAAGTTAAAGGATTGATAGAATTAATCTGGAAAGTCGCTTGTGTAAAAGTATCTACACTGGTAGTAAAAATTGGCTGTAGTGAAAGACCATCAGTCAATGTCTCTAATGTATTAAAACCCGTGGAACTTAAAAAAGCAAAATTATTGTTTATCTTGGTAAATGCGGTGCGTAACGGATCACCTTGTCCATCATTTGGATTGGCACCTATATTAACAACTTCAATTGTATAACTCATGATTTATCCTAATTATTTTTGTTCCACACTATCAAAAATCTTCTTCTGTGCGGTATACCATTCTTGCCAAGTATCTACTATAGCTGAACAGGTATGATATTGTGTGTAATTCTTGGCCACTACTTCGGTGAACTCAACTATTGAAACTTCTTTCTTATCTATAGTTATCAAAGGATTACACTTATTCCTAAGCTCTTGTGGTATACTTGGAAACCGCTGCACAATGGGCACTGGCTGTGAAGCACACCCACTTAGAAAAAGAAAAACTACTAATATCTTTTTCATTTGCTATCCTTACTTAGATTTAATAATCCAGAATTATCATTAAGAGCAGCCGCATTGTGAATCTTGATAATTGATTCAGGGATAGGACATTGATTGATATATTTGACTATCTCTTTATCAACATATTGGATTTGATCCACATACTTGATTATCTCATCACCCTTCTCTTTGATTACTACTTTCTTGGTTACTATTTTTTCAACTATCTCAGTATTAACGGTTGCTGATTGTACTTCAGTTTTAGCTACTTTGGCTTCTATTTCTTTTACTTTTAACTTCCAAAGTGATTCATTCTCTAAACCACCTTCCAAATATACACCCAAAACTAATATCAATATACTAATTATCTGTATGGGAAATTTATACCTACCAATTATAGGTATGAAGGATAGAACAAAACCCAAGAGAACACCTAGGCACCCTATCCCAAATATCGTGTGTATCGCATAGTCAGATAAAACAGATAATATCCACATATAGTTATTTATCTGTTTATCCTGAAGTTATTCAAACTTCAATTTATAGAATATATATTTGTCTTTTGGCAATGTTGCTGTTATGGCATACCTATATCCATATATCATATGATCCATCTGTCTATGCCAGATAGGTTTTTCAATAGCATTTTCCATGACCCATCGGCCTTTTTCGCTTCCTTGCCATTCCCACAATGGTTGGCTTGCATATAAGTCTGGATCTTCTACATCACCTACACTAAATGTATGTACTACAATCTTATGCAACTCTTCTATAGAACCGTCATCCTTTATCCTTTTGTTCATCCACTAACCAATCCAGTAGTCATTGGAAAAATTGTAGCAATAACTTTTGCACATTCAAGAGCAACTAATTGATGTTCTTTTTGAGTACCATTAGCACTACGCAATTGGATAAAATGAATCCAACTTCTTAGTGTACCATTCATATACAATCTACTTACAGTATTACCTTCTGGTAAAATACTACGGGCCTGTTCTTTGGCAATACCATTAGCAACCGCCCATTGGTAAGATTCTTTTACTAAACGAATAATCTGCTGTTGCTTTTCAACCCACATCTTATTGATTTCCCTTTGTTCAGGATCAGTAAGATCAAGTTCAGTAGAATTTTGCCTATTTTTAGTATCTTGGAATCTAGTTTCCCTAATCGTAAAATCTAAATCTTTAGTAGGATCGGCATATCGTTGACTAAAT